AATAAATACTCCTTTCTAAGCAACTTTTATGCTTGCCAGGTAGAATATGAAGGAATCATATATCCTACTTCTGAACATGCTTTTCAAGCCGCAAAATCTCTCGACCCAGATGTACGCAAATGGGTCGCGGCCGCGCCTACTCCTGGGCAAGCTAAACGACGCGGGCACACGATTGAATTGCGGCCCGATTGGGAAGAAGTAAAAGACAAAGTTATGCTTGATATTGTGCGTGAAAAATTCAGAAATGAAGATATGCGCGCCCGTTTAATTGCTACAATTAATGAAGGATATAGCGGTTTCTGTGAAGATAATTATTGGCATGACAATTATTGGGGTAATTGTAATTGTTCTAAATGCGCAAACATTGAGGGTAAAAATATGTTAGGTAAAGTTTTAATGGAAGTCGCGCGCGAAGTTATTAGTGAAATTATTAATTGACTTTTTTATAAATTTGCGATATAATATATATGTAAGAAAAAGAAAAGGAGAATGATTTTATGAATAGTAATGTATTTAATGGAATGTTTGGTAAGGTAGCTCCAGGCCAGTGTCGAGTATCTATTAATGGTGAAATCGCAATTAAAACCTCAAATGGCTACAAGACTTATAATGTTAAAACCGGAACACTAACAAACTGTGATAACTTTGCTTTTGATATTGGTGAAGATTGGTTTTTCGTTATTCCTACCAATAAGGTTGTTAAGGGCGATATTATTCTCGCCGCAGGAAAGCCACGCTGTGTAATTGAAGTTGGAAATAATGAAATTAAGACTTTCTGTTATGAAGATGGCACTATTGGAACTATTGTTCCAGAGCATCATGTATTTATGGGTAAGCAATACTTCTATGGAAAGATTGTTTCTATGTTTGGTAATATGATGTCCGAAAAGGGCGGCATGAACAACATGATGAAGTACATGATGATGGCAGAAATGATGAAGGGCAGCGGTAATAACAACTCTATGGCAAGTATGATGCCCATGATGTTTATGATGAACGGCGGTGGGTTCAACTTTATGGAAGGTATGTTTGATACTGACGACGACGAGAAAGAGGAGGATAAGTAATTATGGGATGGGGAGGTTGGGACTCTCAAACTTATTGTTCTACGGTGCGGTCTATGGGCTTTTCCAGTACAACCACTATGGCAAATGCTAGTGTACAAACAGTTTATCGTGAAAGTCGATTACATCCATTACTTAATCCTTGTGGTGTAGTACGTGAATGCTGCGATACAGAAGAGCATCCCGAAACAATTCCAGTAATTCTCGCACTAGATGTTACTGGAAGTATGGGCGCGGCTGCTACTATGTGCGCAAGTAAGCTTGACGAAATTATGGAAGAACTTTATGGCAAGGTTAAAGATGTAGAGTTCTTAATGATGGGTATTGGAGACCTAGCTTGTGATGATGCACCAATTCAAGCTTCTCAGTTTGAAAGCGATATTCGCATTTTAGACCAGACTACAAAAGTTTATTTTGAAGCAGGTGGCGGTGGGAACTCTTACGAATCTTATACCGCTGCTTGGTACTTTGGTCTTCATAATACCAGACTTGATTGTTGGAAACGCGGTAAGAAAGGTATTATTATCACAATGGGTGATGAGCCTTTGAATCCTTATTTGCCTGGAAAGCGTCTTAGTGAAGTACTAGGACAGCCTACCCAGGATGTTGACACGGATACTCTTTATAAAGAAGTTTGTGAAAAATATGATGTATATCATATTGCTATTACAAACAATAGCAGTTATAATTATTATGCTGATGGTATTAAAAACACCTGGGGAAAATTACTAAATCAGCATCTAATTACTGCTTCAAGTGAAGATTTACCAGAAGTTATTAGTAATATCATTGTAGAACACGAAAATAATTTTACTGGTAATACTGTTACTGTAACAGAGGAAGGAATTAGTTGGTAATATGGAAGTTAAAGTTGTAATTGGAGCTAACTACGGCGATGAAGGAAAAGGTTTGGTTTCTGGTAATCTGGCAAGAGAAGCGCAAAAAGAACAGAAAAAAACACTAACAGTATTTTATAATGGAACTGCGCAACGCGCCCATAGTTTTGGTAATACTGTACAGCATTGGCTCGCTGCGGGAGAAATTTTTGGTAGCGATACCTTTTATCATTCAATGTTTGTAGTTGATCCAATTACACTTTGGCTTTCTAATTCTCCTGTTTATATTGATCCACGGTGTCGTGTTATTCTTCCATGTGATGTATTTTCTAATCGTAAATTAGAAACTAGTCGTGGAGATAAACGACATGGCTCTTGTGGATTTGGACTTTTTGCCGCGGTTCAACGTAGTAAATATCCTGAATATTGTATAACTGTTAATGACTTTCAAGATCCATATAATTTATATTTTAAATTAAAAGAAATTAATGAAAAACATTATCCCATGAATTTTGATGATATATATAATATAGATAATTTTATGAAAGCCGTTGCCCACATCACAAGCAAATGTAAAATTATTACTTTTGAAGATTTAATTCAAGAAAAAAATTATGATACTATTATCTATGAAGGCGGGCAAGGTTTGCTTCTTGATCAGACTAATATGGATTGCTTTCCGCACTTAACTCCTTCTAGTGTTGGCATGTATAATATTGCTAATGATATTAAAAGCTTAAATTGTTCAGTAGATTTATTTTATGTATCTCGTACATATATGACTCGTCACGGAGCTGGACCCATGGAAAGTGAATGTTTAAAACGGCATATTAATCCAAATATTGTAGACCTTGTAAATCAACCTAATAAATGGCAAGGAGAATTGCGGTTTGGACATATTAATTTAGATACTCTATATGCTCGTATTAAAAAAGATGCTAATATCTATTCAGACAATGCCAATATCAATTTAGTATTTACACAATTAAATTATACAAACAATAAAATTGATACAATTGAAGGTAAAAAAGAAATTGTAAAGCCCGGCTTTTGTTCTAAACTCTATGTTTCAGATAATAAACTATATATTGAAAGGAAGGAATAATAAATTATGGCTAAATATCTAATTGTTGCATATGACTCTATGTATAGTGGATTACATGGTATGGTAGATTGGGCTTGTATTGAGGGAGATTATGAAGAAGCCTGTGAATTAGGACATGAGATGGGCTACTCTGTAATTGAATCTTATGGTACTATTATGGATTCTCTGCACGAAGAAGCAGAAGAGATATATCGTGAAGAACTTGATGATTCTACTAAAGAACTAAATGAAGAAGATATGGATAGAGTTGATAATATTCTTGATGAATTAATTGAAGAAGATATTGAATTTTCTATCTATACATTGAAAAATGATACTCCAATTTATGAACTAAATCAAAATTCTACTATTGATTGGGAAACAATTGTTGAAGAATATCAAAAGGAGGACAATGAATAATGATTCTATTTATTTTAGCTATTGTCGCGCTTATTGTGGGCTTAATTCTTGCTATTGTATCAGATGAATATAAAGGGTTATGCGCCGCTATTGGTGTCATTTGCTCCGTTGTATTAATAATTCTTGCTAGTGTATCATATGTGCCTACTGGACACACTGGTATTGTAACAACCTTTGGTAAAGTACATGATGAAACCCTTGAAGCTGGTCTGGCTTGGCACGCCCCATGGGATAATGTAATTAAAATGGATAATCGAGAACAGCGTGTTGCTTTTAATCTACAAGCTTTCTCCAAAGATATTCAACAAGTAGACATTCAAGGTTCCATTAATATTAATATTAATAAATCAACTGCAATGATTTTATATCGCGAAGTTGGTACAGATTATGTTAATATTTTTGTAACTCCTCGTATTCAAGAAGATGTAAAAATTGTAATTGCGGGTTATACCGCGGAAAATCTAATTAGTAATCGACAAGCCGCCTCTGATGCCATTTATGAATTAATTAAAGACGAGCTAACAGAAAAGGGAATTAATGTAATTTCTCTTGCGCTTGAAAATGTAGATTTTACCGATGCTTTTGAAGCTGCGGTTGAGGCTAAGCAAGTGGCTACTCAGGAAAAACAGCGCGCTCAAACAGAACAAGAACGTATGACTATGGAAGAAGAAGCAAAGGCCAAACGGTCTGTGATTGTGGCAAATGCCGAAGCAGAAAAAGCTAAGATTGCCGCTCAAGCAGACTTAGAAGTTGTAAAGATTCAGGCCGAAGCGGCTCTATATGCAGGTGAAAAAGAAGCAGAAATGAATAAACGTATTTCGGAAGCCTTAACCAATGAACTAATTCAATACTATTGGATTAAACAATGGAATGGCAAACTGCCTACTGTAACTACTGACACTTCTATGCCTATCTTTGATATGGGAGGACTAAATTATGACGAATGAAGCTAAGATTGCCATTTTAAATGCTCGAAGGCAACTACTCTTAACTCGCGGTTTTCACAATGCGAAAATCGCCGCAAAAATCGCGCGAAAAATTCGGCAGCTTGGTGGAACCGTTATAGAATAACGGTTCTTTTTTTATTGACTTTTTTAAAATTTTATGATATAATTATAATATGAAAGGGGATGAAAATGATGCACGATGTATTTTACTTTACTGATATTCATGGGGAATGGCGCCTATATCGTACTATGGTAGATTATTGTAAAAAACAGGATTCAGAATGCACCATAATTTTTGGCGGTGATGCTTGTGATCGCGGCCAGGACGGATATAAAATTATGAAAGATATTATTGCTGATCCTCAAATTATCTATCTTACCGGGAATCATGAATATCTTTTTGTTCGCGCTTGTGACGCTATCATCGGTCATCATGCCCAAAGCGATGAACTTTATAATAAGCTACATTCTTATACGAAAGAACAGGCAGAATCTTTTATTCAAGAATTTGCTTTTAAAAACGTAGATGTAAATATTTCATGTGGAAATGGTGGCTTACCTACTCTGGTTGATTGGATTCTTGATGGAGCAGATGAAGAATTTGTAGATACAATTCGTATGCTTCCTTATACTTTTTCATATGAAAATTATGATTTTTGTCATGCAGGCTCAACATATTCTTATTTTAAAGAAGTAGCAGACGAGGAATATGAAAATATGCAGGCTCATTTTATCGCAGAACAAAAGATACTTTGGGATAGGGATTGTATTCCTCTTGGATGGGAAAATGGTCGTATTTGCGTTCATGGCCATACTCCTACAATATATTTGCCTTCTCGCGCATATGGCAGCCGCGATAAAAGTCCATTACGTATCCACCCCGCAGTATGGGGAGAAATGATGGGTGGAGAAGCCAAACGGGGCGGAAAGAAAATAGATATGGATACCGGCGCTTGTTTTACTGGTCGTGCCTATTTAATGAATGTGCTTACAAAAGAAGTTATTGGATTTTATGATTCCAAAGTAACCAATGGAGATATTGATGTAATTTACATTTTTGAAAAATATACCATTGAAGAAAAAACTTTAAACGAAGATTAATTTTATTACAAATAAATGAGGAATGATAATGCGGGAAGAAATACTTGAATTTATTTATCGTCGATTTAATAATGACTGTCATTGGACAGACGGTAATTGTTATTACTTCGCAGTCATTTTAAAAGCTCGTTTTCCCAAAGGTGAAATTTGGTATGACGCAGTTGATGATCATTTCATATGTAAAATAGAAGATTTATTTTATGATTGGAATGGAACCTGTACACAATATCAAATTGATGAGCGATTATTAAAACATGTTTATAAATGGGATGATTACAGAAAAATTGATCCTATACATTATGAAAGAATAGTTAAAGATGTAATAAGGTAAGCAAAAGCTTACCTTATTTTTTTATTGGTGGTGATAGAATGGCAATAAAAAGTAAACCTCATAAATCCCCAAATTTAAATTGGCATAATATGGGCAATTTAATTTTTTATAATGGACTAGAACCTTTTAATTTTTATTTTGATCTATTGTTAGAGGACTATGAAAAGCGTCCTCCTGAATATAATAGCTTTGCTAACGCTATTGGAGAAGCCGCGAAAAGTAAATTTAATTCAACTATAAACTCATTAAAAAATAATAAAGACGACGAAGGAATGACAAAATTAGAATCAATACCCGCTTATTTAGAAAAAGCTATTTAGAAAGAATCAAATAATGAATTAGCTTTTTTTAAACAAAAATATGAATGGTTTAAATCAAATTTTTCTGAAGAAGAATTAAATAATTTACCAGAATTAAAATTTTTATTCGATTTTTTTTCCAATCCAACCACTCAAAGTGGAACTATTGATTATCCTCGCTTTTTAGCCGCAATAAATATATTAATACAAGGATATGATAATGCAAAAGAAATAGTAAAATATGAGCGAAAGCGTCTAGAAGATTTAGAAAAACGATTCGCAGAAGCGAGAAAGGCCGCGGGAAGACGTGCAGTCGGATTAGCGAAAAAAAAATATGGATATGACGATATTGAAAAATAGGAATAGTGGCGAGAAACCGCAAAAATGAAAAATCGTCGAAAAGTAGAAATTCATTATTTAAAAAATAAAAATTTCAATGATGAAAAAAAAATAAAAGGCTTAGGGTTAAAAACACGACTAGAAGGATTAGCGAAAACTGCCGATGTTGAAGTCGCAGATTGGATTACTAAAACATTATAGAATATGTTAGAATAGCCAGCAATACGTAATAAAATAGAAACATTAATTATTAAAAATAAAAACTTAGTATTTACAAATCCATAGCAATTAGCGCAAAAAGTCAAAAGCTCTTTAGTACAAAATATAACTAGTTATGGCGTTAAAAATATAGGAAAAATATTATCAAATCAAATTACTACAAAAAATCTCGATGAAATTATTTCAGAAGTTGAAAAAGATTTTACATATGATTATGAAATAGAAGGATTTTACGAAAATTTTGGATAGTATGGTATTGAATTGGATTTTTTTAGAAATCCTAATAACTTAAATAAAGATGGCACTAAATCCGCGGAAAGACTATATGAAGCATTAAAGCGCCTACAACATTTGCTTTCTTTATCACGACAAAAAAATAGTAGAATAAAACTTACCGACGAACAAAAATTTGTTGCTTCTGTTTTTTTTAAAGATGAAGGAATTATTAATATAATGAGCATGATTTCTACTATTGAAAAATAGATGAAAGAAGTAGAGAAGGCAATTGAAGAAGTAAAAAAAACAGGACAGGCGCGAGATAAAACCTTAAGACTTACATATAAAGAATATATTCCCAATCAGCTCAGAGGTGAAAAAAATGATGGTAAAATTAAACTTCATATTGACGCAAATGGGAATATAGATTTAACCTCTCTTAATAGAATATATGGTAAATATACTAAAGAATTAGGATTTGGCTCTGACCGCATAAGAGCAAATACTTTATAGGGATTAGTATCAGGATTAAAATCTCGTCTAAGTTAGAAAATGCGAAATCAATTAGAAGATTTAATTTCTGGAAATACAAAAATTAAACGCAATAAAAAATTTTCTACTTAGTCACAAATTAATCAAGCATTATAGGAAGGACTTGAAGGAATAACCGTATTTATAAGCGCCCCAGATCTCTCAGAAATTGCGCAAGGACTTCAGTTTCATATGGATGGAGATAACGTTTCTTTAATATGGACAGGACCACATAAAACAAAAAATGACTTCGTTACTATTACTATTAATACCCCAATAGCAGAAATAAAAACAGAAGTTTCTTCTATATTAAATACTGATATTGAAAATCTTGGAGAAGATATAGAACAATTAATTTAGAATAGCAGAAAAGAAACTGCGAAACTTTTAGGAGAAGGACTAGCACACTATTCAACTAGCTTATCAGATAAAAAACAATATAATAAACAAAATGAAATTATGAAAGAATATGAAAATTCATAGAAAGAATACTTTGAACTATCTGAAAAAAATAATGAATTATTAGAAAATATGCCAAATCTTAAAGAATTATTAGAACGTGTAGAACGCACAAATAAAGGGCAATCCCCAGAACAAATTTCCGCGAAGAAAAAACAACTTCTTACAATGTTAACAGATTTCTTTTACGAATCTTCTACAATGAAAACCTTTAATCATTATGTTAATGATGTTGGATTTGTAGGAGGAGGAATAGGAGGAGACGTCATAGCCCAAATGAATAAAATTGAAGAAATGTTTTTAAATGCAGGAATTTAGCTTGGAACTGATAAAGATTGGTTAATAGGAGCTATTATTAACTGTTCTTCTCATAGTGTTATAGGAACTGAATATTAGAGTACTATTGAGCAATATTTAGGAGCTATAGCGGTTTTTGCAATGTTTGATGAAGGAGCCGTCGAATAGAGTGTAATAAATAATACCGCCAATATAAAAGGTAATACTAAATTTTTACATTTATACAGATTAAACGGAGGATATTATTTAGGTTCATATGTACTAACAAGAGTATTAGAATAGTTTAATGAATATATTTCTAAAATAGAAGAAGTTTCTACTAAATATTCTAACATACACGGAGGAATTGCTATTCTAGGAGGTGGAATGACTCCACAAGATATACCAAATAGAGGACTTTATTCTTCAGAACCACAAAATCGTTCTCCTTGGCAAACTGTATCTGCTACTGCAAAAGGACGCGCATCAATATAGGTAGTATTTTTAGCAGGATTATTACAGACATTAAATTAGATTGAGGCCGCATTAAATAATATTGAATATCCCGCCTAAAGATTTTACCAAACTTTTTCTCCTTTTTCCCTACTTATAAATGATGAATACGGATACTTTCTGTATTCTAGGAGGGATAAAGTATGCTTGCAAAAATATGGGGGTTCTTTAAAAAGATTCCCAACGCTTATTACAATTGGAAAAAACGTAACGAAGCCCTTTCAGAATTTTTAGGACGTTGTGATCAAACACAAAACGCACTTAGAAAAATTGACAATTCCGTTAATAACATTACGACTTCTGTTGGAGAAATTAAAGAACAGGTTAATGCAATTGAAGGGCAAGTAGATCAAATTAATACTAAAATTGAAACCATTAGTGAAGGGACAAAAATTGAATTATTTGAAACCTTACATAATTGGCGCGTAAGATTGGTTTGTGATAAACGATGGGCCTCTGTAGAAGAAAAAAAAGAAGTAAAAGATATTTATAATCTTTATACCGCTTTAGAAGGTAATGGACAGGGTACTCATTATTATGAAGAAATTATGAATTTACCTGAAAGTGAAGAAGAATTAAAAAGAAAGGAGGGCAAATAATATGAAATATAGTTTTAAAGAATGGATTAAAGCCGCGGGTATGCGTGCTTTAAAAACTGTGGCTTAGACAGCAATTGCTACAATAGGAACTACTGCTGTACTATCTGATGTAAATTGGGCAATAGTAGGATCTTCAGCCGCATTAGCAGGTATTTTAAGTTTATTAACAAGCATAGCTGGACTTCCAGAACTTAAAGAACCACAAGAAGAAATAAAGGAATAAATTAAATTCTTGACTTTTTTATAGTTTTATAGTATAATATTTATAGAAAAGAAAAGGAGATTTAATTAATGGAAAGACGCAGTAAGGAGCGAGTATTAAATTTAGAAATTTATACTGACGGCTCATTAAAAAAATCTGGTAAAAGTACATTCGGTGGCTGGGCCTTTCTGGTAGTTAAAGATAGTCAACAAATTCATGACGCGGCGGGTAGTGAAAAAAATACAACTAATCAACGAATGGAATTACAGGCAATTGTAAATGCCCTTG